GTTTCTATTACTACATCAAAGTCGGACGTTCCTAAAGTCTTTAACCAATCTTTAGAGTGTTGTTTTTTGTATACATCTATAGCTTGCTTAGTATCATCTATAAAACCATGAGCTGTCATAATAACTTTACCTGCTGAAGTAACATCGTTAACGTGATTCTTATCACAACTAATCTTAGTACGCTTAGCAAATTCAACGTCTTTACCGTTCTTAGTTGCTTTAATTTTATTTGTACCTGAACTAGTTACGTTACCGAATGTAATAATTAAAGAGGCGTCAAAGTACATTGTATCTCCACCTTTATTCTTCATCTTAGGTTGTGCCATAATATTCTCAGCCTTAGCAACCCAAATCTTATTTACCGCTAACATTGAGTTAGTGTAAGGTTGGCTTTGCTTTCTTGATAGTACAATCTTTTGGTTAATAAAGTTACCAAATTGTTGAGACATAGCACCTGCATTCCACTCATTATTGTTTTTATTAGATTCAACTGATAGTCTACATGGAATAGATCCTACCGAGTCCCATAAGAATAACAAGTCGTGAGGTAATCTACCATTCTTTTGCTCATCTAATAAGTCAGCAATAAAGGCAGCCACATCTTCAATCGTATTTAATCTTTCTCTATCAACATAAATAAAGAATCCTTTATAATCACACACTTCTCCATTCTCATCTGGTATGTCCTCAACTTGTAATCCCATTTGCTTAGCATGTTCCCAATTCCACTTCATCTCTGTAATAATGAAAACAGGTAAGATACCCATCTTCTGAGCCTGCACAGCAGTCTCTAAAAGAGCAGTTGTCTTACCTGTATCGGAATGTCCTCTAAGTAATGTCGTATGTCCAATTGGAATACCAGGAATGGATAAGCAATCTCGAAAAGCTTGGGATAAGGGTATCCACTTTTGCTCTTTCATTTTTATTGACGTGCTTGATAAGTTCTTTGAAGATATAAATTTATCTAAATCAAAAGATCCTTTCAAAGCGCTAGCCACACTCTCATTAAGAGTGGCTTTTTTTCCTGTTGCCATTTTACTTATTTAAGGTTGAATAATTCGTTAAACTAATCGTCAATATCTACATTCTTTTTGGTATTCAATGCAAATGACGCAGGTTTAACTGCTGGTTTAGCCTCTACTTCAGCACGAATATCGTTTACTGGAGTAGCTTCTACTGTAGGAGTAGTAACTTCTTCAGCTACTTCTTCTGGATTCAACCATTGTAACAATGACTCCTTCATTTCGTCGTAACTATACTTCTTAAATATAGTAAATACATCAGGTTGTTCAGTTAACCATTTCTTAACATCTATAGCGTTTTCAGATAATGGAGTAATCTTTGTACGAACACGTACTTTGGACTGATTGTAATTTGTTCCGTTTGTAGCTGGGTCAGTTGTTTCGATGGTGATGTCGCGACCTTGAATTGGATCTGTATAATCACCAACATCTGGATCGTCAGCAATACTTAACATCTCTTGGTAAACTTGCTTACCAAATTCCCATAAGCGTACACCTTTTTCTTCTTCGCCACGAACGATAACTGGTGCGAATATGCGCATCTTAGGTTCTAACTTTCTAGCCAAAGACCAATTTTCTTTATCGCCTGAAGACTTTAAGGTCTTAGCGAACTCTACGATTGGATCTTTTTCTCCAAAGTTGGTTAAGGCAATCATGGTACGATTACCGATTCCGTAGTGTACAAACACCTCTTTAAAAGGGTTTGAAGCATCTACTACTGATGGAACTAAACGAACGGAATGTTTTCCGACTGTTGGTTTCCATAAAATTAAGCTCATGTCTCTCTTCTGTCCACCACCCTGCCTAGGATTTTGTAAGGCAGCTAGTTTGGACTTGATACTAGATAAATCCATCTTGTTTCAGTTTTATTGTTAATTAAAAAAATACTTACCTAATTAAGGTACAAAGGAAAATCCAATCTAGCAACTAAATGTTTACTATCTTGTGAATTTTCGTAGAAAGTTTTTTAAAATCCTCTCCTTGGGTTAGGAGTATTGTGTTTTTATAATTCAGCCAATCAATTCTAAATGAAGTGTCTAATACACCTTCGTTAAGTGATTTAATTAATAAGTTAAGGCTGTTTATGGTATAAAGCGTATTGCTTTCTTTTTTCCTATGAAGTAGGATTGTATTTGGAAGTACTTTAGTTGTTCCACCCTCGATTTCAATATTATAAGTACATAAATACTCGTCGGATTCTTCTGATTCCAAAACGAAAATTTTGCCATACATAATCGTGTATTCCTCTCTTATAGTAGTTAGGGTATCTTCGAGTTTATCTTTGGCCGAAAACGTACAAAATAACTTATTCTTCAATTGTTCTTGGGTTAGTTCTAAATATTCCATTATAAATAGTTCGTTTTCAACGTTAAAAATTGTAATTATCGCCTTTCTTAGCTTTAACTCTATATCCACCTTCTTCTAATATACTCTTAATATCGGATAATGTTCCTTTTTCGTCGTAGACCGAGCAGTCGAGTAAAATCGAATCGTAAACAACTAATATCACCTTAGTTTGCTTGTTTTTTAAGTATTCTTTTAGCATACTTAGCTTTTTTACGTTATTTACTGTCTCAAGACACTGAATGTAATAATTAAATAGCTTTTGTGGGTTTGCATTATCTTGGATAATCCTTCTGTCATTAGGTAATGTAATATAACCTACTTTTTGGTATTCCAACCACATAGCTTCTATAAACTCAGCAATGTGCTCAAATAAAGGTATGTGTTTATACTGATCTTCTACACCATTATACATTTGTCTAAAAGTAATTTTCTTAGATTCTTGATATTCCTCCGGTGTAAGCTCCTCTTTACCAAAATACAGCTGTCCTAATAACTCATGAATTGATTTGTCAGTGGGTACTTGAATGTTAAGCAAGTTTGCAATCAATCTAGGATGGTATCCATCAAAGTCAAACTCAACAAAAGCATCATTTTCAGGTATAAAAGCTGCTCTAGAACCGTTTTCTTTGGTTAGAGCTAGGAAATTAATACCATTAAACGCATTAGTTGGTCTAGAAGTTATATTGTAAAGATTATAACTCGTATAAATCTTACCATTCCTAATAGATCTAGCTTTCCAGGTAGGTTCAAAGTACTTATCAAAGATTTTTTCGTCAATTTTAATGCCTTGTTCCTCTACCCACTTATAAACATCAGTATATGCATTTAACCACGGCAAATTTCCACTCAATTCAACGTAAGGTCTAACTGCTTCAAGCATACATTCGCACCTTTCATAATGCTTAGAAATAGGTATTAGGGCATTGACGTCTTCTGAATACATAAACTTGCGGTAAAAGTCGCTATGTATGTTAGTATAGCAGCTGATATCCTTAAGGTTTCCTTCTTTAGTTAATATTGTTTGGTATAAGTCAACACAATTTATACCTTGTAAGTCGAGAATTTGTGCATGCCACTTTAAATCTAGTAGGTAAACTGTACCTTCTAAGAGTGGTTTAATGTCTTCAATAGTTAGTGCAAAGGCTTCTGTGTGATTAAAAGGGATAATATACCCTTTATTGAAGTCATTATAGTATAAAACGCAAGGTGATGTTAGTTGTGGATGTGCTTCTTCTGCCAAAGAAATTAAATCAATAAAGCATTTATCTGCTTTAGGTAGTTGAGCTAGTTGCTCTTTAGTTTCCACTATGAAATACATAACATTTATTTGCTAGAAACATACTACATACTTCCCGAAGTAGCAACAGATCCTGAGGTTATTTGTGCGTACTTGGTATAATCTCCACCTATGTAAGATACTATACCAAAAAAAGTAACTTCTTTTGCCTCTGTAACCCTTTTATTTGTATCGTACACACCACCTATAATTTGATATTGAGAGACTCTTGTATTATGTAGAGGTCCAGTTAATTGCCAAAGCATACTTGTACTTTGATATCCTAATATGCTAGGAGATACATTTCCGTTTTTAAGATTTGCGTAGTCTGCTTCTGATATCTCTATTATAAATTGAGGTCCGGTTACAGTTTTTGCAAAATACCTAGTAAAATAACCTTGTTGGTAATCAGAAGGTAGCGGAGTTGGGTAGTATTGTTTAAATACTGTTAATTCTGTATTCGGATTTGCCGGTATTGCAGGATCTGCTTGATTGGGAGGTTTAGAGTAACTAGTATGACTATAACCATCGTTGAGAGTAGTTAATTTTTCACCTTTTCCAAACACAGGATTAGCACCCGTGTAAGATGTGCCGTCATACAAAGTGTAATATCTACCTGCATAAGTTAATCCATTAGGTAGCTGAAACTCCTTTCCGGTTGTGTACTTGTTTTGTACTATTCTACTTTGTGGATAGTATTTTAATTTCATACCTTAGTTAGTTTGGCCAAGAGTCTTAGTTATGTAGTCAAAAATTACTTCGCCTTCAGGTCCATATACTTCTTTTTTAAGCTTTTTATCGTATACGAGTCTGCCTGGATAAAGGCCGTGTCTTGAAATCTCGCCAGCTTCACCAGCTTTATTTATAGGTCCTAATCTAAAACCTAGAAATTGAGCAAGGCGAGCTCCTGCTTCTTTCTGAGCTTGGTTTACCTGGCTTTCATCAGCTGCTATTATTTCAACTCCTATTGCATTTGTGTTTTGACCTCCTGTATGCCATGAGTAGGCTCCATCGGGCATAAATCTATGGATTTTTCCAGCTCCATCAATTACGTATTGTGCAGGATAACCTCTTTGGTAAAACACTCTATAGACATCCTCAGCAGTGTTGCTTATACTACCACCAGTATGGTGTATTATAAATTTAGTAGGTGTTTTTATTGTTTGAGACCAGTTAAATTTATTAAGGTATGTATCATCTTGAATTTCGCCTTCAGTTAAAGGTTTTAAACCACCTTTTTCTAAGTTTATATTAGATTTGTTCTTAACAAACGTAAAGCCTGGGTGGTACTTAGTAGCAAAGTTAGCACTGGTAACTGCCTCTGGATCTAATACTTGTGGTGAGCCAGGTTCGTATTGATAGTATACACCATCCTTAGTAAATGGCGTTATTGCGCCTGGATAAGGGGATGCATTGATATTAAGATTTAATAACTTAGTTACACCTTGGCCATTACCTGTACCACCACTAGAAAGTGGAGATGGGTATCTTGGTGCAGCTACTTGGTAATTAGTGTTTCCAGTAGCAGATATGTCATCTCTTAGCTTAATCATCTGACCTTTTATTCTTGTAAGCCATTGGTTATTTTGAATTGTATGCGTCAGACCAACTACAATAAATCCTACTTTAGTTTTTGTAGAATCGCTATTATCCCTTAGTGAATAAGGTAGCATATTATTAGGAACAGTAAATGCATTTCCCATTACTATACCGCCAATACCATCCATAGTTATTTCTAAATTTGCAGGAATAAAGGGAGCTGCTGACGTCTTAACGTCTTTTGCTTTTATATTAGACATGCCGTCAATAAAGTAGTTAATTGCCATGCTAACTTTATCGTTAGATAAAGTGAGGCCATTATCTAGCGAGTAAATACTCTTTATGTGAGTATTAAACTGCTCTGCTTGACTTACATCATTTTTTAATTGATTTTGCTTCTCGTCTATTGCCTTCTTATTAAGCTTTGCACTTGCAAGTTGAACTGAGCTAGCTTGCTCTATGTTATTTATTCTTGGCTTATAAACATCTCTATAATCGAGATTTAAATAACCAAACAAAGAATTATCAGTTGAGTTTATAGATCCAGTCTGAGCTTGTGCAGATATTGCTATTTGACTAGAAATAGCTGTTGACATATTTGTCTGAAACTGTAATTCTCTTACTATACTTTTGGTACCAAAAATTGGCAGCATTCCATATCTTGGAACTGATGGACTGTTTTGATTTGCTGAATTATATCTTACGTTACCTTCGTTTTGACTTTGCAAAGCCCAACCTTCCTGAATCGCTTGTCCGTTTGCTCCTTTTACACTTGCTGGTACAAACTGATCATCTTTTATAATTACTGTATTGGAATCGTCTCTGTAAGACACCCTAAATAAATTTATATTCCCTAGTGACTTGTTGACACCAGTAACAATAGCATCTAGAAATCCTTTTAAATTAATAGCATGTTCTTTATCACTCGTGATATTTTGTTTTAAAACATCAAGTAAAAAGTTAATATTAAGTAAAATTTCCATTGTTTTACCTTGATAAGCCTCATTAGGGTTTTTAAATCCTGCTATCTTATCTGACAATCTATCTTGATTAACTACGTTTGTTTTTAACGGATCGGTACTTATGTCTCCTATTAATAACTCATTACTAAAATTAGATTTAATAAAATCTCGTAGTCCTTCAGGAAATATTTTAAGGTAGTTAACTGGACCACCTTTAAATGGTATTAAGCATGTAAAAGGATCTACTGATAATTGTGATGGATTTGTTAAACAAAAATTTGTCTCTGGGTTGAAGTCTATATAAACGTAGGGATGTTTATCTGTGTCTTGGGTTGAGTCGTAAATAAGACACATATTATTTAAAAAGGCTAATAGATATCCTAATTTAATATAAGTTGGATACTCTCCTGGAATATTACCTGAAGGCTTTAAAACATAGTTAATAACGTATCCTTTGCATAGAGATTTAAAATCTACCGATGGTACACTGCTATAAAAAGCTTGAATAGCAGCTTGTGTTGGTGACCCAGCATCATCGTTAGAAGTTGAAGGTACTCCTAATAGCAAGTTACTATTAAACCCTTTAATAATATACTCGTTCAATGTAAATGCTCCATTATTGGATATGCTTGGTGCAGCGGGTGCTGTGTATGGGTTTTTTGGATCAACTAGCATATCTTTAAAAATACCGTCGTTGTAAAAAAGCTTAGTAGCTGGTGTCAAATCCTCTTCTGTGACTGTTCCTAAATTTTTACTTCCAGCTGCGTACAGTAATTGACTTTTTATAAAAGTAAGCATTACATGCAAAGAGGATTGGTACATGTTACCTGGATCTGTTTGGGATGAATCAATACCGTTTATTTCAGATTGAGTTAGTCCTTCAAGTCCCGTCCCTTCTGCACCTGGAGCAACTGTTGGAACAGCTGATGGTGGTTGAGTAAAATCCACTTTTTGAATCAATCCTGTATCATTAGATACAAAAGTAAAATTAATAGCCTTACCGTTATCAGCTTTTCCAGTAAATGCACCAACATAAGCTATTATATCACCCCATTTATAATATGTTTGAGTGTCGGTATTGGGACTAACTGGAGGGGTTATCTTATCGAGATACTGTAAAGTTAATTTACTATCGGTAGCTATCCAGTTAGCTACTGCTTGTCTTATTTCATTAAAAGTAAATTGCTGAGTTGAATCGTATACAATATCGTAAAAAAACTGAACTGCTTTGTTGGCATCTGTGTATAAAATAGGTAGTTGAAATGAATATTTTACTATATCATCATATCCTAGTGATTTAATATTAAGGTTATTGTATATAGAGCTTTGGTTTGTTAATCTTATAGCATGATCTATTAGACCATAAAAACCACCAGGATAATTAGTAAATTCAGCTTGTTGCAAACTTATGGTGCGGTTTTGTATAACAAGATCGTCGTAATATAATTGGGGTATAACTCTAAATCCTTTTAACCATCGGTTATTTGGATCTGCTGGCATGTCTGTATCTGCGTAAAAAGCCATAGCTTGTGCATTCATTGTTAAAACTGCACCTGCTGTATGGTCTGCTGGAAGAACTTGAAAGGCTCTTCCTGAGTTATTGGGTACCAAAAATAAACCTGTTCTATCTCTATTTAATTCATCAATAAGCGCTTGACTTTTTTGAGCACCACCAGTATTTGCTCTATAAAAGTAATTGGAACGAGCTGTGAAATTTTTATCCGATTCGTAGGTTGCGATAGAGGTTAGTGTTAACTGTTGACCTGCTGGTAAATTTTTATCTAATGCATAAACTGCTTGGATTCCCTTTGTATCAGTAACTGGTGGTATTTCTCTAGGTGATAAACCTTGATCGGTACGAGATTTCTCAAAATTTGCAGTGGCGTCTGCAGTAGCTTTTGCTAAATTTCTTGCTTTATTAGCTGCTATCTTTTTTTGCTTCTCTCTTTCAATTCCAGCTAGATATTTTTCGTATACATCACTTAAAGCGTCAGGCATTTTATAGGATAGGTTGACTCTCATGGAATCAATAATTGAACCCATCCCTAGTATTTTAAGACTGCAATCGTATCCACCTTCTTGGTTCATAGACCAGTTAAAGTTACTAACTATACCAATCATACCTTGGTAATTACCACTAGACTGAGTTGACTTTCTAGCTATTAGTTGCTGTACTTCTTCTTTTCTAGGAGATCTTTTGTTAAATAAATCCAATCCATAAACTTTATCAGAAACGAAAGTACCTTGTCCATTTGGTCCAGTATTTTTATAGTATTGTGTATGTCCCCATTCTAAAATCATTGAATACCCTAATCTAAAATACAAAGCTTCAATTACATTTAATTGATTTATATTCCAAACCTTAAACTGTATTGTAGCTTGTCTTAATGATCCCAAAGCTCCTAATGTATCTATTTCAACTGAAGTTAGGCCTGGCATAGGTCTATAACCCAGTTGACTAACACCACCTAAACCATAAGCCCCATCAGGTCCTAATCCATATCTTAAATCAATACCGCCTCCTAAACTTTCTCCGTTATTATTAGTTATACTAGTGCCTTTTGAAGTACCTGCTTCTAAGATCCAATTTTGTCTTAGTGAATCTGATGTATTATATCCTGTAACTGATGATGGATCTGAAGGATCTAGTAAACTTTGATAAAAAGCAGTTAGATCATTACTGCTTGCAGTCTTACCGGCATTTAAATTAATTTGTACAGAGGATGTTAGCTTAACCCAAGCTGATTTATTTGCTATAAATAAAACTTCGTCAGTGCTTCTGTTTAAAGAACTGTTATGGTCTGCTCTTATACTTAATTGAGTCAAAACGTATTCTGGAAATGGAGCGCCAATTACGTTTGATAACATATTTTGACTACCCATTTGCTGAATTATAGTTTGATAATATAGTTTGTAAATCGGTAGGTATTCTTAGTTGCATGCCTACAGGGGCAAACATTGAATCACCTGGTAAGGCATTAGCACTTGCTATTACCCACCATAAATTTGAGTCTTGATAAAAATCATAAGCCAGCAAGTCCAATCTATCTCCTACAGTTGTTATTACATAGTAATCCGTGTTTGTAGGCAATATTTCAGGATAAATATTAGTTTTAAAATACAAACTTCCTGTTGCATTAAGCTTAGTTACTTGTATATTTTGATATCTTGATTGCGACATTTTATATTTTTATTAATCTAAGTATGCTATATTAGCAGTACTGCTATTATTAGTTGTACTTGAATTAGGTGAAGCAGCGTTGTTTTGAGTAGTTGTGTAGTCTCCAATAGCACCATTTATCATACTTCCACCTCGACCATTAGCAATTAACGGTACAAATAGATCTGATTTTTTAGCTTTTCTTGGTAGGATATCCATAATAGGCTTAAAGCTACATTGTACTGTTATCATATGAGGTAACTGAGCAACGTCGGTTTCAGTAGTACTATCTAAAACAATCTCCCAAGGTGTATTACTGTTATCAATGGTTACATTTACACTCTCTAAAAATCCAGGTACTCTATAAAGATAATCTCCAATTGTCAATTTAACAACATTTCCGCGCATTAAATTTGATTGAGCTGAGTAGTCTGGATAAACTTGTGATACAAGATTGTTTAGTTTAGTGTATAAAGGTAGCATCTCTTGTCTACTTTGCATATAAATTTTAAAACCAAAGCCAACTGTTCTATCAAATCCTTGATAAGTTCTAAAAGTTTCTCCTCTACCTAAATACTTAAAGCTATTAAATTCACCACTATGACTATCTGTAATTTGACCTTCTAAAAAAGCCCTGAATACTAGAGCTATTGCTTTTGTAGGATCGTCGTTATCAATACACTCAAATCCAAATTTAATTATATCAGCAGTATTAGATGTTAAGCTCCAAGGATTTTGTGCAGTAGCGGATTGTCCGTTTGTAGCGGTACCATCTAGCAAATTATAGTACATCATTGGATTTAAATTAACCAAATCTGCTCCGTTGTATTTTGCTTCTGTATCCTTATACCCTTGATAATTTTGTTTAAAAGGTGCTCCTGGATTACCGGCACCTATACCACCTGCTCCTCTTGCTCCGGTTGCACCTGGTTTAGCGATATTATAAACTGTATAGTCGTTAAAAGCCCCAACTAATTTGCCATTATCTGCAAGTTGTGTTCTAAAATCTTGTATTCTAGCACTTGCTGGTGCTAAACCTTCTTGTTCTGTAACTGTATTATCAACTCCTGGAAATAATGTAGCAGATCCCACGCGTGTTGTCTGCTGTGCAATTTGCTGATAAGTAAAGCCTATTGTTGAATAAGCTGCAGCTACACCGTTAATATATAATCCTGAAACAACTGCATCTGTAGCGCCTGTGTATACAGCACTACCATCTGGATTTTTGGCTTTGTTAATTATAGTACTACCGATTCCATATACAGAACCAGGACCACCTTGGTAGTTGAGTATTTGATTCTGTATAGTTGAAATACCTAATCTATCTACCAAGTCTGGATCAACTCCTTCGTTATTTACGTTATTAGCATTTACAAGGTAGTTGGAATTGGTGAGTAATTTTAAAGTTTTTAATACCGTAAGTCTATTTGTAAACTCTGTATTATTTTGTGGAGCACCTGCAATATATTGGTAGGTGTTTTGAATACTTTCTTGGAGTGTAGGTGTTAATCCTTGTCTATTAAAATGCACTCCTGTTCCCATTGCTACAACCTGTGCTAAAGTATTTTTAGGATCGTATGTGGTTGTTACTGGAAGTATTACCCCAGTTGATCCACCTAAGTTATTTATGTTTCTAGAATTTGGAGCTAGACTAGTTAAATTAACTACATTCTGTACTTGTGTTCTTGGATTGGTTAGTTGTAATCCAACTTGCTTTTTAATAAATGCATCACCACGAGGAGCACTTTTTAAAAAAGCGTTTATTCTTTGTCCATCAAATATACCCTGAGTAGTAACATAAGCACTATTAGCTGAAGATGTTAAAGTTCCGCCTCTAATAGGAAAATCTAAGCTAGTTCGGTTAAGAGTGTATAACTCTTTTACCTTAGGTGGTGTATCAGGGCCGGGAATAGGCGATTGTATAAAAGGTTGACCACTACTTCCCCCTCCAAGTTCATCTGAACCATATTTTAAACTAGTTAAATTCGTCTTAAAGTTAATCAGTGGCATTTTAAGTCTTATTAGAAGATTTAAGGTAATCTATATAGGTAGGTTGTGGTTTTGCACCATAAACAATGTCTATTGGGTTTTGAGTTGAGGAAATAACAGAGTCTGCTAGAGGTATTGAAGATCCTCTTAAAACAGCAGCTACGTTATCTGGTGTACCTTCAAAAATACCAGAAGGATTGGTTAGTCCGTGCTTACTTAAGTTTGATTTTTTAATTTGATCTAGTATTTGTGACATGTTTTATTGTAATTTTGTGCCGTGATTTTGTTGTAAACTTACCATCGTCTGCTTTGCCCATCCTTGATCACCTACTTGTACGTGTGCATGAAGTACAGTTGTTTGATCACCACGCTTTTGTGCTTCAGCTTGACTTTCATTACCTCGTGCTTTTGCTTCAGTTGCTGGACCCACTGGCTCCGTCATACTTCGATCTGGTGCTGGTGGTGCTGATATTGAAGGACCTTGTATTCCCATTATAGCAGTTATTCCAGCTGCAGCCGCTATTGCAGCTGCAACACCTAATGCAGGACCAACTACAGGTATAGCAGATAAGCTACCTATAATACTAGCACTCATTAAACCTACTAAAATAGCACCTGCTGCTTTTAAATAAGGAATAGCTTTCGCTAAATACTGAGGCCAGTTTTGAATTACGTCACCTATACCGTCAAATATTTTCTTCAAGGTATTTCCTATCATTTTTATATTTTCTGCTTTACTTATAAAGTCGATGAACTTATTTACTAAATCAGAAACAGGTCCCTCAACAATACTAGCTATAGTCGTTTGTAACTTTTCTATGGCATTCTGAAACTTATCTTGCATAGATGCTTTATTTAAATCAGCCTCTGCATCGTCTCCTATTAACTTAGCAATTTCTTTTCTAGTATGGCCCTCTTCTACAAGCTTTTGATATCTCTCTTGTATGGATTGACTTGCATCAGCTCCTAGTGCATTAGCTTGCTTCTGTGCTAATAATTGCTTTGATAACTCCTCAACACTCAATCCAACTGCTTCTGCTTCTGCCTTTCTTTGAATTACGTTTTCTTTCATGAAAGAGTCATAAGTTATTTGCTGACTATTTAACTCTTCCATTAATCCTTTTGTATCTCCCGCTAAGGCAAGCTCTCTTGCTCTTGTTAAATTAATATCTCTACCAGTTAATACTTGTAATTCGAATTCTTTTTGTATACTTGATTCAAAGTCCACTAAAGACTCTGCCTGTTTATTGATCTGATTTAAGGTAGTACCTAACTTAGTAGCTCTTACTACTGCATCTGATAATGCTTTTGTGCTTCCTTTAAAATTTATAACTACTGTAGCACTTGTTTTAGCAATTCCATCCATTAACTGCTTAGTAGTAAGAGCTAGTTTGTTTCTAGCACCTTCAACTACTCTACTAGCTTCAATAGTTTTGTAGGTTTGCTCCATACTAGCGCCAGTTAAAGCAGATTGTGTTGCTAACGCACCCATATCCTCTGCAGATGCTCCTGTTCTTTTTTGTATTAAAGCTGCTGTTTCTGCAAACTTATTAGATAGAGGCACCATAAAACCTAACTGACTATTCATTTCACCATAAGTCTTCACTAATTCAGCATTTCTTAAACCTGCGTTCTTAGAATTGACAGATATTTCAAGAAACTGACCTTGTAGTTTATGAGCCTCGTCAACACTAACACCTAAATCTTTTGATATAGCAAAGGTCTTTGAATTAAACTCAATAACCATTTCCACGATCTTAGTAAAAAGTGAGAATATTCCTGTAATGTAAGTCATAGGATCTAATAAACTTGCTCCTAAACTTTTAAAGACTTCCTTAATGCCAGCTCCTAACGCTTGCCATCTGCTGCCAGTTTCTGCAGCTTTTTTATTTATAGCATCGAGAACTTTTTGCGAATCGACTAATTTATTTAGTATTGGTACTTTTGATATTCCCTTAAATAGATCCCCCATTTTACCTGCTGCTCTTTCTGCTCTCTCTGCTTTATCTTGAAGCTTTTCCTCTAGTTTAATCTGCTGGTTTATGGCTTGGTTTGCTGCTTGAATATCTGCTAGATTTTTTTTCGATATAACGACTCCCTGCATTTCTAAGCTCAAAAGATTAGATTCTATACTAGATTCCTTAGCTTTCAAAGCTGTAATGCTTTCTTGGTATTTTTTAGAATTAACATATCCTTTAGTCAATCCCTCTGAAACAAGTCTAGTTTTATCCACCTGTTTAGCAGCCTGCGCTAATTCCTTTGTTAAATCTTTGAGTGAACCCTTAGCTGCTTTTTTAGCTGCGTCATCAAACCCAACCATATTATCTGCAAGATCCTCTATCTGAGCTCCTAAAGTAGCGTCTAGATTAGAAGCTACATCCTGAATAACGTTCTTAATATTTGCGAACTTTTGTTTTAAAGTTTCAGCACCTTTATTAGCTCCATCCATGCTATCTCCTAGTCCACCATCTGGTGCATCAGCCATATAAAATTTACGTATTAGTTCCATGTATATAAATAGAACAGTGCCTATTTTTTAGACACTGTACTTGAGTAGGTAAAATTTTTATCTGGTATAGCTGGTTTAGCTAGCGGCTTGTTTGCTGTTACTAATTCTCCTTTTCCTGTTGCTTTTGTATACTCTTCTTGTTCTTTTCTATAAAATTCATCGATATTATTAAAAGTAAATTTTCGCAACCAAATAGGCATATTATAAACAGTTTCCCAATCATAACCTCCCTTACCAAAAAATACTATTTCGTGTATTTGAGTAAAAATAGAAGCTCTATACTCCGGTGTTAGGGTAAAAAAATGAAACTCCTAATGGAAGATCTACACCCTCCTGTGTGTAGCCGTCTGAACCAACAAATGTAAAGCTTAGGTCTAAATCTGGACTTGTTAGTTTCATGTAATTTCTAAGTGCCTGAGCATCAACAGCAAGCATGTAGTTATCTACGTAATCCCTAATTGTTTTAGGCTCTCTGTCTCCATTTACAGCAAGAATTGCACGTTTTAATCTAGTAGTAACCTCAGCTGATAAGTTTATTTTTTTAAGTCCTTTTAATTCTTCGTCTATTGACTTTTCATCCCTGTGAGTTAATATTTTAAAAACTATCTCATTCTTTGATTTAGGTAGAGTGTATGTAAATTCGTTGTTATGAGTAAATAAGCTGTAGTCTACTTCCTTGTTTTTAATTTCTGCTAAATCAATAACTACTAATTCTTCCTCCCCCGTTTGTGGATGTGGATATTTAATTTGATAATCTTTACCATATCCTAAAATACGTGCTGCAATTAAAATAGCATTTTTATCACCTATGCATAAATCATCGTAGTTGATTTTAGATACTACAAGCGATCTTAAAAGTTTATCAAATACTGTACCGTTTTTAATGTAGTTTTGATTTGATAAAATATCCTCTTCTTTAGCTGTCATATACTTCATTTCGATAGTACCAGAGGAAAGAGGGTTTTCAAGAGGGTAAATAAGTCCTTTTGAAGGTAATTCAATAGTCTCTGTTGGGAGACTCATTTTTGATTCGTTATCCATAATCTTAATTTAGTTATATATTAATAAATATATACAACTTAGGTTTTTAACGTAATTCTCTTCTGAAATTTCTAATTGTTTCACCTACTGTCATGTTGAGTATAAATATAAAATAAGCTAAAAATTCTAATTTTAATATAAAATCGCTTGTACTCTCAGATACATTAAGAGCAATCATCGCCATAGTGTGAGTTATTGCTAAAAAAACAGCAACTGGTAAGAAACTAAATAAGATTAAACCAACACAAATAGCACAGGATTGTATTAACCTTAAAGGCCATGCTATTAAAAAGGTAGTAAAGGTGTATTTACTTGATATTTCAATCGTTTTGTTGTAAATGTATAGTGGAATTGCAATTAGTACAATTACCGGCAAAATTAACCACCAATACTCGAATAAAAAAAGGAAGAATATCATAACTTTTATTGCAGTTTTAAGTGTGTCTCACTATTTTATACCTAAAGATACGACTATTTTACATTCTAGGCAACAAAAAAGCCACTTTTTTGGAGTGGCTTTCTAAAATATTGATAGTCAGCTTAGTAGTTCAGGATACAATAATCCATTCCTATACCTAACTCGATCGTAATTGCGTCTTGGTTAGACCAGTCGTAAGATCCGAAGTTTGCAGTCTTAACAAATGCACCTTTAATAATCCACTCACTTACAATATCGCCTACTGGACCTAAAATTGATAAGTTCAAGTCTTTTTTATAGAAGTCAGAATAACCGTCACGGCCAGTTACTGATTCATGCGATAAACGAATCCACTCCATTACGGCTTGTTGACCTGAAGGAGAGATTGGGTTATATAAGTTTAAGGTCATATCTTGCCACTCAGCTTTACCTTTAATTTTACGGTAAACGTTAATATGGTCAATTTTCACTTCATTTAGGTTGACGTTTGGTGCAGTTGCACTTTTGATCATGAATGAAGGGATACCCTCAATAAGCATGATGAAACGGTTCTGAACTGTAGGTTCAAAAGCCGTAAACATTATTTGATTTGTATCTAATACTGGCATTTTATTCTTTGTTTAATATAAATATCTGTTAATGCGAAACTTATCTTGGACCAAAAGTCTTACTTGTATCAACTCCATGGCCTTGGCCAGGCGTGTTACCTGCTTGTCTGTCCATAGCTGCACTAACTTTTTGAGCCTTTTTAAAGCTTTCTGGATGCTTCTTTTCCCACCACTTGTGTAATTGGTTAATAATTATTGGAGATACTCCTATTCCTGCTAAGCCTGTTAAAATAGATCCTACTGAAACCGCGTCACCACCACTGCCAACTTGAGTAGTTAAGAAGTTTTGTAATTGGTTTAAGATTTCACTTTCGTTTATAGATCCCTCTTCCATTTCATCTTCCTTATAAAGACCTTTTGCCATTTTTTCCTTAGATGACATTTTTTCATCCATTTTTTGCATCTTTTTAGTATCTGCTTGTGCATTTACTTCTTTGATCTTAGACATTTTTTTAGTAGCTGACTGTGCATCTACCTCTTCCATCTTTTGCATCTTATTAGTCATCTTTTCAGCTGCCTTATTTGCTTTTGGCATTTTAACTTCAGTGTATCCACCTAAAGCTTCTTTTGTCATTTTAGCTTCTGCTAAAACTTGCTTAGTAAGAGATTCGAATAATTGCTTAGATAAATGTAATCTAATCTTTGTGTTGTTTTTCATCTATTTTATTTTATCTTATGCGCCAAAAGTAACTCCAGTTGGCTCAATGTTAAAGTTTAATTGAATAAATTCTGCA